AACAACCGCCCCATCCGCTAAGAACAGATCGCTGAACTGTAATGAGGAAGTTCCCAAGTAAGCCCCGTCCTGTGCATCGGGTGCGAAACCTGTGGTCGCTGTAACAACTGTCCCCTGTACCGTACTGGAAGAGGTAATCGCTCCAGAACCAACAGTCCCCGCTAAGGTTACGTTTGCACCGCTGAAGGTTGCCGCTGTGGTTGTTCCCGATTTAATGATTAAGTCTGTACCCGTTGCTGTCAGGCTACCATAAGTAGAGCCGTCATCTTTCAGGAATACATCGGCACCACCCGCATCAAGTACGATGTCAGTGGTTGCATCAAGCGTAATGGTAGAGCCTGAATCAATCTCCGTAATTATTGGAGTCGTTAAAGTTTTATTGGAAAGTACATCAGTCGTAGCCTTACCCACCAACGTATCGGTACTAACAGGTAAAGTAACTGTTACATCTGCCGCAGGGTCACCCGCTGAAAGGGTTAATTCATAAGCATCAGAAGTTGATCCTTCAAATATCAGATTCCCCGTAATCGTTCCACCGAAAGCGACGGTATCTGCCACTGAATCGCCAAGTGTTATTACGCCGTTAAAAGTGGACGTTCCAGTTACAGCGAGGTCTCCCGCTACGGTTAAATTGTCAGCGACTGTGGTCTCGCTTGTACTATGCCCGATCGTTACGGCTATACCAGAGGTCTCGGTTGCAACCTTTAATCCGCCGACAGCATTGGTGATATATGAATTAGACCCGTCATGGTATAGGGTCATATCCGATCCCGTGCCAAATTTTAAGGTATGGGAGTCAGCTATTAATGCTGAAGTGGTTGCGAGTTGAAGTGCTGATCCTGTTCCGTCTCCGTCATATAACTGGAGCGGAGTGGTAGTGAGACCACCATCCTCCCCGCAGTGGATCAGTTGGACATAGCTATCAGCTATCCGTTTATTGGTTAGGTCTGTTACCGCCGCCATCTATATCTCCTAAGTGTCAAATGCCCCCCGTTTGAATTCTTCCTCATAAAAATCTTTGCCAAAGCGTGTTTGTACCCGTGAAATCAGCCGTCTAAGGCGAGAACTGCTACACTCTGGACACTTGTGCCGTTCCTGAGAATCAAGCCCCTGAAATACGTCAAAGACGTTTTTACATTTCTTACATTGGAACTCGTAAGTCGGCACTATTTCTTAGCTTTCTTTGCTTTCTTAATAGCCCCGCCAGACTCATCACATTCTTTGTGTCCCGCTTTTTTGTATTCCTTCATCTGATCTTCAGAAGGATTTTCTTTGCCAAAGACCGAACCGTCTTTACGCTTAAACCATTTCATGTTATTCTCCTATGTAAGCAATACAAGAACCAGATGTCAATTCAAAGGCTGTCCATCTTCCGTAGATAGTTAAACCTTTTGGAAAGGTTATTCCATTTGTGAGTATTGGGGGCAGTTAAAACCGCCCCCTTAACTCAGTTAATCTTCAGCTATCCTTACGGATTGTTGAAGTTTGCTACTGCACAACTTGTGCTTCCTGCCGCATGACTTAGACAAGCACCGAAAATCACGTCTGCTACGATTGATGTACTAAGGTAATCAATATCGTAACTCGACTGAACTCTCGGGCTTAGTTGCATCGCCATGTAAACCGCTTCCCGCTTGAACAGGGAAGCCGTCTCGTCGCCAGTGCCGCCATCGTCATCCCAATCAGTTGAGACGAAAGTGGGGACACCATAGACCATACCCACAGCACCCGAAACATTCGGGTTCTGAGCATCGCCCCTTCTGGAAGCATCGTAGAAGTCCTGTAATGAGAGGGCACTCATATACGCCGCAGGAGAGCAATACAAGAAAGCATCTCCGTCCGTGTAAGAATGACCCGCATCAAGGAAACTATTCAGTCCGCTTCTAATAAGGGCGGTGGTGAAGGTATTATCCGAACTCAGTGTTACATCATTCCCAGTAGCCGCTTGGATTACTGACACCGCGATATAGTTCTCAACGAACTTTGCGATAGAATAACCCATGCTTTTCGCATACATACCAAAAAGGTCAGCATTTTCCTGAACCTTTACAATATCGCCTATGCGTTTTGCTTCGTAAGCGTGTTGGTCTACAGAGAGATCAACCTTACCATCCGTGTTCGCACCATAGGTAACAGCCGAGCCAGAGGACAATGAAGCCGCTGTCTCTTCGGTTACTTTTGGAACGTGGATAGTATCGCCACCTGCCGAAACCATGCTTGATAGATCGGTTACCTGATTTCTTAATTGGAACGCACGTTCCGCATAATCAAGAATTCCGTCCGACCACATTTCGGGAATGAAGTTTGCTGCAGTAGTTAATGTTACTTCTGCCATTTTTAATTCCTATTTCGTGTAACCCGCTACAATACCTGCCCAGTTGTCACGCCTTTCATCTTTACTCATCTCAGACATTTTCTTTGATGGGGTAGTTGAAACACCTGCAACTGATGAATCAGTCTTGGCGGGTTTAGGTTTTAGAATTTTCCCATGAACTTTCCGCAGGGCGGGTGTTGGAAGTTCCTTGAAATCTTCCCGATCTTCCTCGGAAAAATCAGAGAGCAGTTCTTCTCGCATGGTAGCATCGTCAGCTTTCGCCCGTTCCACGATGGGTTCTAATTCAGCAATCTGTTTACCCCGCTCTTCAGCGAGTTCACGCCACTGGTCATTTTCTTCCATCTGTTTCTGCCTATCTACATCCATTTGCTTCTGAAGTTTGCCTAACTTCGTCTCTGCTTTCTGTGCCCGTTGCCGATACTTTTTGCTTTCTGCTATGAACTCGGCGTAATCCTCACCTGAAGTTGATTCCTGTACTTCTGGTTCTGGTGCTTGACTCTCCTGAGCCTCTTGAGTTTCTTCGGTCATGCTGACCTCCTGTTTGTTATATCTTAAATCTTATAGATTAAAAGGGGATGGTGGGAATCGAACCCACGCTTATATTTAAAGGTATATATTAGATCCTGTCATCCCCCGATTTTGATGGTTGTTGTACCTGATACTTTTTTAAGTTTTCTATCTATCTGCCTTCCGTATTCATCCTCAATAAATTTTTCTATGTGTTTAGCAACAGGACGTTTATCAGCGGTGATTACTCTACCCCTTTTCGCTTGGCCTTCAATGATGTGCCCGAACGATGCCCAACCGATTGTCACTGAATCCCGTGTTGCATTTAAAACTTTTAAGTCCCCCATCGTATCATTCGTCAATACAAAATTCGGCTTTCCTTTAGCATGTGCCGTTGATTGACGTGGAATTAATCCTGATGACTTTCGTTCTGCATAATCTTTTGAATAGGCTTTGAAAGGGCGACCATATACATCTTTCCCTTTATTTATCGTCCAATCCTTAATTTTACCAACGACTTTATTACCGAGTTTCGTCCATTCGGATTTAGACCTCGGGATTATATCTGGTATTCCTTTAGCCACTTAATTGTTGAAGGGGAGTTTGTGGCGTTTGCCATTTCCCTTCATCCTGTTTTGATGTGATTCTATTCTTCGCTCCAGATTGATCTAACAATTCAGAAGAAGCAGCTTCGATAGCGGTCCACCTGTGGCGGCAATTAAATCCTCCACCATCCACGAATGAGCCAGGGTAAGATGATTCGATTTCATCCTGTGTTAATTTCCCTGCACTCGCCATCTCCAGACAAATATCCCGAGTCTTATCATCAACGGGGCCTTCGTAAATAAACTTCTGGCTTGATGGTAAGCCCCGAGCCATCTCAGCATTAACAGTACGGCTGAAAGTATTGAGGGATGTATTGACTAACGTCTTTGCATGGTCTGGCCTGACGATCTCCTTAAGGGCGTTGAGCATCTGAGTATCACTTGCCCCTGATAAAACTTTGCGTCCTAATTCCTGTTTGATAAGATTGGCTTGATACCCCGCTTGTTTCATAAAGGTCGCTTTATCAATGGCCACCATAGATTGCAACATTGGTTCTGTTACGGATCCATACATTTTCATGTTGGCGAGAACACCCGTTTCGTATCTCGCCATTAGATTATCGATGTCAGCTGCAAACCCCACATCTGATAAAATAAATTGTTCCATATCAATAGCGGATAAAGCGAGATAGATTTCATTGCTTACCAATCCTTGCTTTCTCATATCCACGATAGCGTTGACCAAAGAGACCTCCATAGCCTCTACCGCTTTGGCAAATTCAATACCTGCTATTTCTATTTCTTTTTGTACGTTAGGCAACTTGTCGTGCTAATGCTCCTAATAGTCCCTGCTGTTCTGTTGGGGGCGGCTGCGATTCTGTTTCGGCCTCACCAATCCGTTCGTCTATTTCTTCCTCGCTGGAATCAGGATTGTAATGCCTGAACCAATCTTTCTTTGTAGCCAAACCATTCGACCATTTCCACTCCCATTCTTCTCGTTCTTCTTTCGGGGATAGCGGGATGTGAGGCTCGGAGAAATTAACCGAATGCTCATCGCTTATACCGATACCGTTGGTCTCCAATATCACTTTGTCTAATTCAAATCTTTTACCTTCAAACTTTCGCCACCGTTCAAAGTCGGCCATCACAGCTTCGGTTAGATCGACCTCGAGGATCCGCTGATGCTCTCCCGATGTGGATCCTGACTCGCTACCCCATTTAACTTTAAGATGTAGAGCATGGGCTGTTGTCTCAACTATCCATCTCATGTTCTCCCTGATTTCATTCAATGAACCAGATGGCGATACGATGGAATAACTCGCCCCCTCTGGAAGAACTAATAATTTTGATACATCCATCTTGACACGCGTTGGTTCGTCGACTCCCGTCAAAACACTCTGCCCGAGACTTTGATACATATTTCCGAGCGATAGCTGAGTGCCGAATACGTTATAGAGCAGATTGGAATTGGCGATCATTTTCCCTTTGCCTGTACGCCACCATTCGTTACCCATCATTGGATAAAGATGACTCCAGACAATAGGAATAACCCCGTATGGATTAACGTCCTCTTCGTTAACGTGGATGATTGCTCCACCCTTAAGCATTTTGAAATGGGCATCGTTACTCCAGTAAACCCACTCCTGCTCATCCGTTTTAGAATTGCCGTGACTGAATAGGGGATAGATTATTCCGATAGGTGTTGGATTGCTACAAACGAACATAGGTTCGAAATCAGTAAGGATATGAGAATCTAATTTTTGACGTTCTTCATCGTAGAATCTTAACATGGCAACCGAACCTAATAGCCCCGTGAGCCTGTCAAGTTCAATCATGTCTTGGTCTAAGTCACCTACCACTTCATGGTAACGTTCATCAGCCTTCCGCTCTGGTGCGGTCTTATATGAAATGAAACGACCATCAATCAGCTTCTTGGTGATATTGACCGCCATAGGCGGTGCGTATTTGAGTGCATTACTATCGAACCACTTACGGGTCTCCCCCTCCAGATTCACGCCCTCATAGTAGTTCATCGAGTTGATTCTATCTTCTCTTTCCCTAACATGAGACTCATCTATCCAGTTCTTTATACTTGCTACAATCGCCTGTTCGCTTAAATCGGGAATAACCATCTACCAATACCTTTGTACTTCAATCGCCTCCCGTTTAACGATCGGAAACCTGTTAATAAAAAAATATCTCACCGCATCCATGCCATGATCGTGTCGCCCATCCTTGAGTGGGTCGTCCTTAAGCATTTGATTCTCTCTCTTCTCAGGATAGCGGTAGTTCTCAAAATCTTCTATAATGCCTTTGCACTTGTCCGAGACGAATAGCCTTGTCTTCCCTTCTGCGTTCTCGAGATACGATCTAACCAGATCAACACCTGAAGCGACGGAGCGACTGACCTTGTCCTTTCTAAATCGCGGAAAGATGCCCTTTCTCTTAAAGATTTCAACGTCCCCGAGTCCTGATGTTGATTGGACTCCCGCACCTGCGGGGTCGCAATAGACGTGTAGAACGGGGTAATTCTTTGCAAGAATCCTATCAGCCAACTCTTCAGTCTTGATGTTGGTGTCGTGGATGATCTCATCTATGATGTGAATCTCAACGTCCCCATCCACCTTGCCAACCTGTAGCCAAGCAACAGAGGGCATACGGAAACCAAAATCAACAGAGCAATAAGTCTCCCAATCAGGGTTGAAATCATATCGACCAACGTGTACGTTTCTATCGAAGGGATAGACCTTTCCCGCAAATGAGGTGAACTGTGCAAGGTACTCCTGTTCAAAGGTCTCTTTGGTGAGTTCGTTCTTGAGGTCATTTATGTTATCCCTGAAGTACCTCGAACTTGTACTGGCGTGTTGCCAAGAGTCCCATTCTGGATAATCATCAGAGATGCCTCTCGAGTAGAGATCATATAACCAGTTGTATCCCCGAGGGGTTGACACGAATAACGCCCATCCTTGTCGGTCTGCGAGAGTGGGTCTGAGGTATTGCTCCCAAATAATTCTTGAAATAAGAGCGGCTTCATCAATGATAAGCCAATCAAGTCCCTCTCCGACAAGCCCTGTATCGGGTGAGTCGGCTGACTTGATCCAGACCTCTGCATTATTGATGAACTTGGCATAGAACAGTTGTCCGTTGATGACCTTCTTGGTGACTGTGGGGAGTTTGTATCTGAGGATAAGGTTTTCGTGAATCTCCCTGCCAATCTTATTAGCCAACTCATAAGAAGGTGCAACAATCCACCCACGACTATCTTCAGCAAAGATCGCCATCTCCGCTTCTCTTGCCGCTCCAAATGATTTTCCACTACGTCTGCCCTGTATGTTTACTCGAAATCTTTTTTTGCTGTTATGGATATTCCATTGGATAGACTCAGGCTCATATCCTATCCGCTTGAAGTAATCAGCTTTCAGGCTTGTATGCTTCTTTCACGACTTCCTTCCACTCGTCAGAAACTACGCTTCGCTCTATTGCTTTCCCCTCCGTCCTGTCAGCTATGAACTGAACCGCCCACGCTCTCCCATCAACAGCGAACCCGAACACCTTCCTCAATACCACCTCAAGCTTAGACAACCCATCAACCGAGCCTTCTTCTGAGCCGATCTTCCTGAGTAAGTCAGGGATTGATTGAACACCCTTTGGTCGCCCTTTGGGATTGCCTGATTTCCCCTTCTTAAATCCTTTGCCTGTGATTCCACCGTCCATTTGTCCGTTGCTCTACGTTGCTTTAACAACGTACGGATTCCATCCTCAAAGCTTCCTTCCCTGTAAATTCTTCCCATCTCTTAACAATCACATCGCAGTAATGCGGATCAATCTCCATGCCGTAACACTTACGGTTCGTCTTTTCACAAGCGATTAGCGTTGAACCAGATCCGAGGAAAACATCCAAAACATTGCTGCTTGTCTTTGTTTGTGGGACAATTAATTCTTGTAATAATTCGACAGGTTTCGGGCAAGTGTGGACTTCTCTAATCCCATCACCACGATTTGCTTTAATTTCAAATGTATCCCATTTATATTTTTCATTCACTTTTCCAAATATAAAAATCGGTTCACTTTTCCTTAAATGAAATGCACGTCCACCGCTTTGTTTTGTATTATCAAACCACACCATTTCATCATAAGGATTTTTAGAATACCAAAAAGGTTTATATTTCCACCCTGTTGTAATAATTACTATATCTGAAAAGGATTTAAGAACATTCCAAAATGATTCACAAAAATTGAGATATTCACTCCCTTGTTCGTCTCTATGGGAATTGTATTCGTAGCCTATGCCATAAGGTGGATCAGTAAAAACCATATCAACCTTCCCGCCATCCATCAATCTTTCAACATCTTCCTTCTTTGTCGCATCCCCGCACAGGACTCGATGTTCCCCCAAAAGCCACAAATCCCCTGCCTGAGTAACCGCTTCCTCAACTTCGGGAATTTCATCATCTTCAATCAGTCCTTCGGTGGGTTCATCCATCCAGAATTGGAGTTCATCTTCCGTGAACCCCCACTCTGTCAGTTCCCCCACATCAAAGTAATTCGCCAGAGCATCGTAATCCCACTCCCCTACATTACGATTCAGCCTGACGTTCAGTTCTTTCTCTTGGTTCAGATCAAGACTCAGTTCAACACAAGGGACTTTCTCAATCCCCATGTCTTTGGCTATTCTCAATCTTTGGTGTCCCCCGATCACGATATTCTCCCGATCTGGATGCTTGTTAATGATAACAGGATCAACCAGGCCAAACCTCTCCATTGAATCACGGAGACTCTTGTACTGGTCTTTGGTGAGTTGCCGAGGATTGTATTCGGCGAAGATTAATGATTCTACAGGATGGTAAACTGTTTTGAGTTGTCCATTCTCCATATATTTGAGGTAGCTACCTCGATTGAAGGGTGGTCGGTTTCCCGTCCCTTGAGAATACTATATGACGGTTGTCAAACCCTTACAGGTATCTCGGCTTTGAAGAAACGCCTGAAGAATATAGTGATCTGGCTCGTTCAACACTCTCAGGGCTAACCGAAAGTGTCTGAGCAATTTGTACATCTGAAAAGCCT